TGATGTAATAGACACAAGCCATACTTTGCTAAATCCTGCGTTGCCAAGTGCAATCCGAACCCACCGGTGTTGTGCCCTAATAGGTCCTCTTCCCAATAGTAGTTTGTTATACCGAGGGGTTCAAACAGCCGCTTAGCAAGAAAATCTACTACCTTTTGTCCAGTTATGTCCTGTACCATAACTGATAAAAAATGCGAGCACATACTGTTATAGAAGAATTTTGTTCCCGGCTGATATGTCATCCGTTTCGCGACTGTATTTTCAGCCCAATCATCGGAGCCGTGCATAACAGCCTCGTTGTCTTGCCCCAGATTCATGGTCAAGAGATGTCGAACTGTGACATCTTTGAAGCGAGAGTCAACGACCTTGTCGGCGTATTCCGGGCAATAGGTAAGCCACGGTGTATTAAGGTCAACACGACCGTCCACCACGAGATATCCGACAGCTGCAGAGAGGAAAGACTTGGACACAGAATACAAAGGGTGCAACGCTGTTACTTCATAAGGGAAAAACGCACGGTTTAGTAGGCATTTGTCCTGCTGATAAATTGTAATAGCGTGTGTTTCAATGCCGTTCTGCCGCAGCAGATGCAGAAATTGATCAATCCGTTCCTGAGTGAGAATTTCCATAGTTAGAGCCTTCCTTAAAGCAGTTCGTCCATAGCAGCTTTAACTTTCTGTACGCTTGTACCTACAACAACCTGCAGGTTTGTATCCGTCAGGAACACAACACCCTTAACGCCCATCTGGCGAATCTTATCTGTTTCAACCTTTTGGGCATCTTTTACTTCAATACGCAAGCGCGTTGCGCAGCATTCCAACGAAGCGATATTCTCTTTGCCGCCGAGATTCTGCAACATTTTCTTCGCAACAAACTCGTTGTTGGTGTTATTCATGGTGAAGTTCTTTTCATCGTCAGTGATTTCAGCAGTTGTAGTATCTTCTTCAGCACGACCCGGGGTCAGGACGTTGTCGTGCATGATAACCCACTTAAAGCTGAAATAGTACAAGAAGAAGAACAGAATGCCAACAGGCAGAATCAAAATTGCGTTGCTGCCCAGATTGAAGTTCAGAATATAGTCGATAATATCAACGTTGTAGGAGATGCCGAGGCGGACGTTCATAAAGTAGAAAATCGCACCGCCAAGGCCGCTGAACAGGCAATGCAGCAGATAAAGTTTCGGAGAAACGAATTCAAACAGGAACTCAACGGGCTCGGTAATACCAGCAATAAAGCAGGTGCCGGCACCGGAAATCATAAGCGATTTTACCTCGGATTTCTTGTCTTTCTTCGCGCACTTATACATAGCAAGGCAGGCGCCGGGCAGACCAAACAGGAATACAGGATACAAACCGGTCATGAAGACACCCGCAGTGGGGTCGCCAGCCAAGAAGCGAGGAATATCACCCATAACTACATCGCCGGCTGCATTGGTGAAAGAACCCATCTGGAACCACAGATAGCTGTTGATGACATGGTGCAGACCGACGGGGATCAATGCACGGTTCAGGAAACCAAACAGGAAAATACCAATCACGCCAGAGCCAGCCATCCACATTGCCAAGCTGTCAAGGCCGTTCTGAATCGGTGGCCATATAATGTTAAACAGTAATGCCAGTGGAATTGCAAAAATCGGCGCCAGAACAATAATGAAACGGTCGCCGGTAAAGAGACTGAACATTTCCGGGGTTTTCCATTCACGGCTGTAATTAAACAGAATTGTTGCCAATGTACCTACGACAATACCGGCAAAAACACCCATGCCAATATCTTCATTTAGGCTGCTCAGGCATGCTTTAAAGGCAAACAAGCCAACAGCCGCACCAATCATAGGAAATGTCTTGTCTTTTGCCTTTGCAAAAGCTAAGCAGGCACCAAAGGCAAAAAGCATATCGAGGTTATTCGTGATTGCATTTGATGCAGTTTCCATAAGCGGAATATTTAGCATATCCGCTGCGCCCAAGCGTCCCAAAATGCCAATAGCCGGCATTGCCACAATCGGAACCAGCATTGCGCGTCCTAATTTTGATAGGTTTGTGATAAAGGCTTTCCATAGCTTTTTCATACTACTTCCTCCCATCGGTACTTCCCGATGCACAACTTTTGCTGTGGGTCAGCAAAATTACCCGCAGTAGAAATATGGGATTTTTCCTGTTCGACTGCCTCCTTCCGCAGAAACTCCCGCGCCATAAAGCAAAAATCCACGGAAAAAGACAATAAGCTTTTCCCGTGGATCATGCCCGCATAGCTGGTAACACTCCGCGTTTTATACAATTCTATTTAATCGCAGCAGGAAGTTCAAAATATCTTCTTGCTGCATTGTGTACTGAAATTTGTCTGCAAAATAGTTGGCCACCGCTGTTATGCAGGCTCTTGAGCCTACTATTTTACTGTATAGAATATCCAGCATTTCATCCGGAATTTCCAATACAGAATGATGCGTTTTCCCTAGGCTGACTAACCAGCATCGTAACTTGATGTATGCTGTGAATTCCAGAGTTTCCGCATCGTCATCGTCACGAACATTGCAATTATGGCGAACCAATTCCAGAATATCCTCAGCTGCTTTTTGAGCTGCCGTTAAATGTCCTGGACAGCCATTACTTGCGGCATCTACTATACAAAGTGCTAAAATTACAGCTTCAGATTCCGGTATAAGGATTCCGTATTTCCGATATAATAATGAGAATGCTTTCTTACTGAGCTGATATTCGTCCGGATATACCAGCATAACTGCTTCCTGCAACATTGAGGAAACAGGAGCGTGTTCACGTGTGCGCTCCATAGCACATGTCAAGTGATTACTGATTATAATCAGTGCTACAGGTGTCAAATGGAGCTTCCCGCGCCGCTCGGCCTCTTGTAATATAGACCGTGAAACAGCCAATGCCACAGGAGAGCACTGCCCCAGCAGATAAAGCCATTTTTCCTGTAGCTTATCCAAGCCATAATAGATATGTTCTATCTGCTGCTCTAAAACCGGCGCGCCTGGGCTTTTACGGAAGCCAATTCCTGAGCCGGTTAGCACACACTCTCTGCCATCTTCAGCCCGCGCCATGACAATATTGTTGTTGAGGCCCTTTGTAACTGTATACATAACAGATGCCTTTCAACTGCTCTTTTCTTTGTTGTACCACCACAAGAAATGATTGTCAAGATGTTTCGGGCGTTTCGTTGACATTTTGTGCAGATTTCCTTTTGTTGTAGGAATTTTGCTCCTATCCGTCGAATTCAATCGTCACATTTCCGTCAGCGCTAATTTTCAACTTCATTGTTTTATGTATCGTTCGTAAAACTGTTTGTACTCGGCCTTAGACAAATCAATGCGCGTTTGCAGCAGGGCAACATTCATCATTTCTGTAGTATTGAACGGTTCAAAATGCTTGCCGACAAAGCGTTGACACTCGCTGAGGAGTACATCCGCTTTCATCTTGTGTGACTGCCCACCTTGGCAGAACTGGTCGAGATAGCAGAATGGAATATCGCTGTCTATCATCTTTTGGATGACTTCGCCACTGACCTTATTTTGCTCGACCATTATACTATGACGAGCTGAATGCCATAAATTGTAAGCCAAACTACAAGGAAAAGCCATCGAACACATCAACAGCTCTAAAGCTTGGTGCGCCGGTGGAATCACAAATATTCTTTTTGAATTTCTCGATTTTCTTTTTTTACCAGAAATATATCCACGCGCATATCTTCCCACAAACCGGGGTGGATCTTAATCCCACGCGCTTTCTGATACTCATAGGCTGTCACAAAGTCAACCGCAAAACTCAAAAGTGGTATCTTTTCATCCAGCACGCTTACCTGATTTTCTTGACAGCTTTCCAGCCATTCCATCAACTTACGCTTTCTTTTGGTTCGGCCCATGTTCAAAAAGAAATCCTGTGGACGACATATTGTCGCGCAATCGGGTCCAGCACTTTCTTTATCCTGCTTGCCGGTTTGCTCTTGCTCAATATCATAGGGAACGCCACTTTTATAGGTAACCATCGCTATCGGCTGCCTTTCCGATTGGATAGGCATGATCTGCTGCACATTCACCAACTGCAACATCCAAATGTAGCGGTTATTGCTTTTTACAATCCGGTTGGCATACCTGTCCAGAAAGCCCGGCTCTATTTTACCATCCGGAAAAGAGGCATCATCGCTGAGTGCAGCCTCGATGCTGTGCATATCTAACCTTGCTTTAGGACGCTGTTCCTGTATGGAACTTTGCAGTAAGCCTTCGACATTTATAATCTCATTGTTGATTTCCGTACTTTTGCTTAAGAAATCATCCATAGTTATGCTTCGGCTTGCCCGCTGGCTGACAAGATCGTCCAATTCCTCATTCAGCGCAGAGAGCTTGTTCTCCAGCTGGTTTCCATCATTCGGTGTGCCGGTAGTGTTCAGATTTGCATCCAACATCCGCAAAAGACCCAGTATATCCTCGGCATTTTCTTTCCAAACTGTACGGAACACTTCCCTTGCCATCAATTCCAGCTTCCATTCAGATGCGTATGGTGCCGGACAAGGAATACCGTTCAGTGCTCTGGCGGCATCTTTCTTTTTGAACATTTTCGACCGTGCACAGATAAGCCGCATATTTTTCCCACCGTTGGCCGTTTTATCGTAGCCTTCGATTTGGAATCGCATCCCACAATCGCAAAACAGAATTTTCGTCCATTTATTCTGCGGGAAGGACACGCCAAACTTATGGGCACGACCATCTTTTCCTTTTACAAAAGCAGCACGCTTGCTGCGGATCTGATTGCAGGTTTCCCATAGCTCCTCTGAGACGATTGGCTCAAAGTCTCCCTTTACAAGAACAAAGTCCTCCTCGCTGTGATTGATGCGGTTATGGCTGAGGAAGTCATCAATATGGGATTTATTATAGGTCATATAGCCCTTGTAAGTGGGCTTGCGGAGTACTCGTGACACTTTGCTGGCCGTCCAGCTCAGGCCACCACCGCCATCCTTGCGGTTTTCTTCTATAAGCATTTTGGCAACAGTCGTTTCTCCGTGCCCCTCGGCGTACAGATTAAAGATTCTGCGCACGGTTTCTGCCTGTTCTTTGTTAATCACATAGGTTCCATCCACACGGTCATAGCCGATAATATTACCGCTGCCATAGAGTACGCCTTTCTCACGGCTCATCTTCTGTCCGGCTTTTACGCGCTCACTGGTCTTGCGGCTTTCATCTTGGGCAATGCTCGCCATAATGGTCAAGCGAACCTCTCCATCGCCGTCCATTGTCCAGATGCCATCATTTACAAAATAGACTTCCACGCCGTATTGCTTCAGTTCTCGCGTAGCATTCAACGCATCCACCGTGTTACGCGCAAACCTCGATAATTCACGGGTGACAATCAAGTCAAAGCGGTGTTCCTTTGCGTGCTCTATCATCCGCATAAATGATGGACGTTTCTTCATTTGGGTACCGGTTATGCCTTCGTCTATGTACTGCGCTACAACGGTCCAGTTGGGATTGCGTAATGCAAGGTCTGTATACCATTCCATCTGATTTCCCAGCGCAGATAGCTGTTCCTCATGTTCTGTTGAAACGCGGCCATAAAACACCACCCTGCGCGGTCGATTCTTATAATTTCCAATATAGTCTGTCATTTCGAACGCCTCCTTGTTCTTTCATTGTACAAGGGGCAAATTCATAAGGGAAATGTACAAAAACACTGGTACACTTGCCATCCTTGTATGAGCGTTGCTGCTCTATACTATAAGAGTACGTTCTCTTGATTTTTTTCCACAATCACTATTTTTAGTTCATTGCACTTGACATACATCAAGTAGCCATGCCACGCGGATAGCATTTTTCAGAACATATCAACAAAAATGACCCTGCACGATTCTGTGCAGGATCAAAATATATATTCGTTTTATTTTCGTTCATAACTGGTTGATGGGCCGGCTCTGACTTTTTCAAATAACTATTTCGAAAAATCAGCCGGGCTATCAAACTGGAATTTGTTATT